TATTTCTTTAAACAAAACCAGTATGTAGATATTATAGGTATTGAATCTTTAGATTATATTCGTTTACATAAAAAATATAGTTGGAAAGATGAACCAAGTTGGAAATTAGATGCAATTGGAGCCAAGTATGTAGGTATGAATAAAGTTGAATATGATGGTAATTTAGACCAATTATTTGAAACAGATATTCATAAATTTATTCAATATAATTTTGTTGATGTAGAAATACTTCAAAAATTAGACGAAAAATTACAATATTTAGCTTTAACAAAAAATATAGCACATAAAGGAAAACATAACTATAGTGAAGTATATGCTAATAGTATATCACAAGATGGAGCAATTTCAGCTTATTTATTATCTCAAGATATAATTCCTCCACCAAAAGAACCTAACCCACAAAAGAAGGATACATATGCTGGTGGTTATTTATTTTGTCCTAAGGCTGGTTTGTATAAGTATATGTTTGATGAGGATTTAACATCTCTGTATCCATCTATAATAATGTCTATAAATATAGGTAAGGAAACATTCGTGGGTCGTATTGTAGATGCTGATGACCGTAATAATAGACTAGGGCTTAACGATTTAAAAGCTAAAGACCCTGAAGAATTATTATTAGTTGAAAATGGAAAACGTAGACAAACTAATGTTAAAGTAAATGATTTAATAAATATAATTGAGACTCAAAAATTAGCAGTAGCAGCTAATGGTTCTATGTTTAGAACAGATAAAGAAGCAGTATTATCTACTATTTTAAAAAAATGGTTTGAGGAAAGAGTTATTTATAAAAATCGTATGAAAAAAGCATACAAATCCGGAGATACAGAATTAGGTGAGTATAACCATTTAATGCAGTATACAATGAAAATTTTGCTGAATTCACTCTATGGTGCGACAAGTCTCCCTTCTTTTAGATATGGAATGAATTTCCAAACATTAAGCGAAGCCATAACTTTGAGTGGGCACAGAATAATCCAAGAATCAGCTTTATGTGCAAATCGTCACATGAATAAAGTTATGAAGGGAACAGTAAAGTTAGACATATAAACCCATGCAAGACAAGAGGTAATACGTTAAACGCGCGTAAAATGCGCATAAATTACATAATATTATGACACTAAAAAAACAATCAATTAGAAAAAACCAAACCATTTTAGCTAACGATAAACCCATATCTAAGGATGAATTAATAGCTGAAAGTGAAAATTGGTCTGAAATACAAGAGAATTTCTTTAAAAAAATGATTAAACAGGGTGGTACTTTTAATGTTAATAAAGTTAAATATAAAGTAACCATAGCTGATAGAGATGATTTAGATTCAAAAGGAAACAAACCAGTCAATATGCCTCCAGTACCTGGGGAAAGAACATTTTAAATTAAAAATATGCAAGTAGAAATATCAAATGGGGAATTATTAGATAAAATCTCAATTTTAGAATTAAAAATTCTTAGAATTGAAGATGAAGAAAAGTTAATTAATGTTATGACTGAATTTGATGCTCTTAATCCTTTAGTTATAGAATTATTTGAAAAACATGATGGTCAACTCCAAAACCATTATCTTGAACTAGCTAAAATTAATGGTGAACTTTGGGATATAGAAGATTGGATTAGAGATTGCGAACGTGAAAAAAGATTTGATAAAGAATTTGTAGAACTAGCCCGTTCTGTGTATATTACTAATGATAAAAGGTGTGAAGTTAAAAAATTAATCAATTTAATAACATCATCAGAATTATTAGAAGAAAAATCATATAAAAAATATTAATGAAACATTTAGAAGAAACACCTTGGTGGATATGCGATGCAGATGATGAAAATTATTGTGCATATGTTGATACGGACTCTAATTACTTTAATGCAGAACCTTTATTACTTCATTTATATCCTAATTTTGAAGAATTTAGTGCTGAAAAAAAAGATGATATTCTTGAAAAAGTAGCATTAAAATACCAAGATGTTATAAATGAAGACTATGATAGATTAGCACGTGAAGCTTTTAATGTAACAGAGCATAGACTTGAGATGAAAACTGAATGTGTTATTCGTTCTGCTTATTTTAGAGCAACACGTCGTTATGCACAATGGATTACTAAACAAGAGGGTATTTCTAAAGAAACACTAGATATTAAAGGTTTAGAGTTTATGAAAGCGAATTTCCCACCTATTTTAGGGGATTTTTTTCATGATATATTACAACAAGTACTAAAAGGTGAAGAAAAGGCTAGTATTTTAGAACAAATTAAAGTATTCAAAAAACAAATATTAGATGGTTCAATCCCACTTGCTAAACTAGGTAACCCTTCAGCTATAAAAAAACTAGAAAAATATTCAGGTAAAAGTACTAGAGCAGGAGAAATGTTTACTGAAATTCTTAAAGGAGCCCCAGCCCCAGTAAGGGCAACTATTCGTTATAATGATTTATTAAGATTATGGCAGTTGGATAAAAAACACAATTTAATCACACAGGCTGATAAAGTTAAATTTATATATTTAAAAGATAACCCATATAAAATTGAAGCACTAGCATTTCAAGACCATGATATACCTGAAAAGGTAAATGATTTTTTAGAAAGATATGCTGATAGACAGAAGGTATTTGATTCAATATTATTAAATAAACTAACTGGGTTTTTCTCTGATCTTTCTTGGAAGCTTGATTTGAATCCTTATGTAAATGCATTAGCATCCTTTGAGATATAAAATAAATTTCGTATATTACAATAAATAAAAATAGATGGTTTCAAAAAGCACACTAACATCAGTCATTTCAAAATATTATTTAAATGGGTTAAATAATCAAGTAAAATGGCGTATTAAAGATAATCAACTCACAGTCTACGCAGGTGATAATGGTAGAGTATGTAAAGTAATACATAATAACTTTAATTTAGAAGATTCTGAATTAGGTATATTTGATACACATAAACTTAGTAAATTAATCTCTATTACTAGTGGTGAATTAAATATTTCACTTGAAAAGATTAAAGCGGTTTACACTAAAATGCATATCGCTGATTTAAATTTTGATTTAACTTATTCATTAGCTGATATTCTTATATTAGGGAAAAATACTTATTATGAAGATCCTGAAGAGTTTGAAATACAAATTGATTTAACAAAAGAAGATATTAGTCATTTAATTAAAGCCAAAAGTGCTTTAGCTGATGTAAATAATATGTTAATTACTACTACTACGGATTTTGATGGAGTAAATGTATGTGAAATCATATTTGGTGATAATACAGGTTTTTCAAATAAAATTACTTATCAACTTAGAGGTAATATTACTAAAAGTGATATTCAAATACCATTTGATTCAGATATATTTAAAGATATATTAAGTGCCAATAAAGATATGGAAAATGGAACATTAAAAATATCAGAAGTAGGTATGTTAAAAGCAAATTTTACAACAGAAGAAACAGAGAGTGAGTATTTTATCGCGAGAAACGAATAACCACATACGTATACATGAATTTAATATTGCAGTCTAGGGCGCGTTGTTATATTCAAATAAAATAAACCGAGAGCTTCGGCCTCACAAAAACTAAATGATATGAGTACATTATTCAACGAACAATCAAAGTTCGACTTACTATTCCGTAACCTATTCAAGGCAGACGGCGTTTTTCAACCAACAACGTTTGAAAACAAACAACCCCACCCATTAGATATTTTTTATGACGAAGAAGGACTTCATTTTGAAGTTGCTTGTACTGGTCTAACTAAAAAAGATATCCAATTAGAAATTGATGGAGACCTTTTAAAAATTATTTATGATAAACCAACTGAAGAAGAAGATTACAGTGGTTATATCTATAAAGGATTAGCTAAAAGATCTTTTAACTTAGGTTATAAAGTAGCAGCTAAATTTGAACTTGAAAGTTTAGAAGCAGAAATGAAAGATGGTTTGCTCCATTTATTTATTCCAATTGCGGAGTCTAAAAAACCAAAAACAATCAAAATAAAATAAAAGTTTTACCAAAAAGGCGTGTCCTAGCGCAATATTATTCGTATATTCACGTATATTAATAATATAAACTAAATAAGTTATGTCTGAATCAAAACGTAGAAAATCAATACAGGTAATTACTGACCCTTTATTAGAACCATTCTTTATTACTAAGGATGAATACAGTTATACTGTAAAACAAAATGTTTCATCTGATGCTACACATTTTAGATCAAAGGGAAATGCAAAAACATATGAGAAATCCTTGTATTATTTTACCCGTTTTGACCAAGCTTTAAATAAAATATGTGATTTAAAATCAGATATAGGAAGTTTTGATAATTTAAAAGAATATATAAACAATTACATAAAAATAAGTACTAACATTAAAAATTACACAGATGGAATTAGAAGCATTGTTTGATGCAGTTATTGTAAAACCAATAGAAGTAGAAGAAACTACTTATGGAAACATTATTGTCCCAGATTTAGGAAAAGAAAAAAATGAAACTGGACAAGTTGTTGCTGTTGGTCCTGGAAAGCCTACTATTACAGGAGAATTTATTCCTACTAATTTAAAAGTAGGTGATAAAGTAATTTTACCTACCATGGGATTCACAAAATTACCTTATAATGGAGAAGAATACTATGTGGGGGCAGAGAACCAGATATTAGCGAAAATTAATCAAAAAGATATAAAAGAAAATGAGTAAACAAGTTACACTAGGTTCAAAAGCAAGAACCAATCTAGTTAAAGGAATTGACACTTTAGCTGATGCCGTAGTATCAACATTAGGACCAAATGGAAGAAATGTAGTAATTGCTAATAATGGAGCTCCACAATCCACTAAAGATGGAGTTACAGTTGCAAAATCCATTTCACTTTCAGATCCTGAACAAGAATTAGGAGTACAGTTAGTAAAACAAGCTGCTATAAAAACAGCTGAAAAAGCAGGGGATGGTACAACCACATCTACCTTATTAGCTCGTGAAATGATTAAAGCAGGTTTAAATGCTTTAAATAATAGTGAAAATGCAGTACAAATTAAAAGAGATATTGATTTAACAGTTAAACAAGTAGTAGATAACCTTAGAAATAAAATATCAGAAGATATTTCAGGGGAAGAACAATTAGAACAAATTGCATCTATCTCAGCAAATAATGATCCTGAAACTGGAAAATTAATTGCTACTGCAATAGATAAAGTAGGATTAGAAGGAGTAGTACATATTGAAGAATCTCGTACTGGAGAAACTTATTTAGAAACTGTTGAAGGGTTACAATTTGATAGAGGTTATAAATCACCTTATTTTGTTACTAATAATAGTAATATGACTTCTACCTTAGATAATCCTCTTATCCTTATTGCAGATCAAAAATTAACTCAAGTAAAAGAGTTATTACCTGTATTAGAAGCAGTAGGAGCCCAAGCTCGATCTTTATTAATCATAGCAGAAGATATTGATAATGAAGCTTTAGCTACCCTTATTGTAAATAAAATGAGAGGTACATTAAATGTATGTGCTGTCAAAGCCCCAGATTTTGGAGACAGACGTAAATTAGTTTTAGAAGATATTGCTATCACAACAGGTGGTGTTGTATTTGATAAACAAAAAGGAATGAAACTTGATAAATTTTCTTGGGAATGGTTTGGAGAAGCTCGTACTGTAACAGTAGAAAAAGAACAAACTACAATCGTAGATGGAAAAGGAACTGTAGAAACAATTGAAGCACGTATTGAAGAATTACAACAACAAATCAATAAAGCTGCAACCCCTTTCGAAATCGAAAAACTTCAAGAAAGACTTGCGAAATTCACAGGAGGAGTAGCAATTATTCATGTAGGTGGAAATACTGAAACTGAAATGAAAGAAAAGAAAGACAGGGTTGATGATGCATTACATGCAACTAAAGCAGCTATTGAAGAAGGAATAGTACCAGGAGGGGGAACAGCATTATTGTATGCATCTTCAGGTATAGAAGCTAAAACAACAGGAGCTATAATTGTAAAACATGCTTGTGCTAAACCATTTAACCAAATTTTAGTTAATGCGGGTTATGATGCCGTTAAAGGACAAATTTTAGCAGATACTTTAATTAACTCAGGTAATGATACTTGGGCCGGATATAATATTAAAACTGATGAAATAGTTAATATGAAAGAATCTGGAATTATTGATCCAACTAAAGTAGCTAGAACAGCATTACAAAATGCAGCATCAGTTGCAGGTACTGTATTACTTACAGAATGTACTATAGTAGATGAACCTAATGATGATAAACAACAACCACAAATAGACCCAATGATGGGTATGGGAATGTAAAATAATAAATAAACAATTTAAAAAATGAAAAAACTATTAGTAATGTTAGCATTGGTGCTTGGAGTATCAACTAACGCTCAAACAAAATCTTATTCACTTAAGTATAACACTTTTATCAAAACCACTAAAAACCCTAAATCTACATTTAGAAATGAAAATGTAAACCTTCATGTTATTTTTAGTGGAGATGAAAAAGGTGATGTTATTTTATTTTTCAATGAATATAAAGTAGAAAGATATAAAAAAACTAACCAAATCCAAGAAGGAGTTAATAAACAAGGTAAATCTTTTAGATGGATAGCAACTATAAGGGAAGATGGTGTACCCGCTTTATTACAACTTTTTGATAATAATGTATTACGAATCCACTATAGAGGTTATAATATAGAATACGGTTTAGAATAATAATCAATAAATAAAAACAATGAACAAACAAGAAATTTTTGAAATTATTGAAGAAAACTTCAATATTTTAGCAGCAGAACACGTAGGAACTACAAAAGCAAGTCAAGCAAGAGCTAGAAAAGCAGCACAAGCTATTAAAAGAGTAATTACAGATTATAAAAAAGCATCTGTAGCAGAATCTAAATAGTAGTTAAAAATTTAATTGAGGAGGCTTGTCCTCCTCATTTATTTTTCGTATATTATATACATGGAAAAAATAACAAAAGAAGAGTATATTTTGATTGCACGTAGAGTTCCTCCTTCTGATCGTTGGAGATTAGTCGCAAATGAACCTGATGGTCCCGTACACAAGTCACTAACTGATACTTTAGAAGCCTATATGGTAAAAACAGGATTTAAAGGTGAATATAGACTTGCCCCTTTAAAAAGTGAGTTATACGCTATATCAACAACAACAGAAGAAGTAAAACCAGAACCAGTTAAAACATATTCAATTTATGGTGAGTTTGGAAAATAGTTTATTAGTAGAAAAGTATAGACCATCTAAGTTAGAAAATTATGTGGGTAATGAAAATATTAAAAAATCAATATCTAAATATTTAGAACAGAATGATATTTTAAATTTAATATTTTATGGACCCGCAGGTACAGGAAAAACTACTTTGGCAAAACTTTGTGTTCAAAATCTCGATTGCGATCATTTGTATATTAATGCCTCTGATGAAAGAGGAATTGAAACGATTCGTGATAAAGTTCAAAGCTTTGCGAGCGTGGCTTCTTTTAAACCACTTAAAGTGGTCATTTTGGATGAAGCTGATTTTCTTACTATACAGGCGCAGGCTTCACTTCGTAACATAATTGAAACTTTCTCACGTACGACGCGTTTTATCATGACTTGTAATTTTGTAGAGCGTATTATTGACCCTCTACAATCTAGATGTCAGGTACTTAAAATTGTACCTCCAACTAAAAAGGATGTTGCAAAACATTTAAATTGGATTTTACAACAAGAGTCAATTGAACATGATATAAATGATCTAGTACCTTTAGTTAATCAATATTATCCTGATTTACGTAAATGTATTAATACCATACAGTTATCTACACAGGATAACGTATTAAAACTAGACCAATCAGTATTAGTATCATCTAATTACATCGATAAAGTAATTAAAACACTCTCAGAACGTGATCTAAAATCTAATTATAGGTTTACAACAATTAGACAAACTATTGCTGATGCTAATGTTGATGATTTTGATGAATTATTTAGAGCACTATATGAAAGGTCATCTGAATATTTATATGCTAAAGAAGGTACAGCAGCTATTTTAATAAATGAACATCAATATAAAGCAAATTTCCGCATCGACAAGGAGATTAATTGTGCTTCTTTAATTCAAAACTTAATAAATAATAAATAATAAATAACAAATAATAATTATGCAACCACAAGTACAACAACCACCAATTGATTTAAAAAACACAACATCTATCGAAAATTCTGATGGAGGTGTTTTATTTACCCAAGGAGTATTATTACGTACAGTATCTAAATTTGTAATGGGTACAGACGAAGATGCACTTTTACCAATCCCAGTATTTTATGATGCTTTAAGTGGAAAAATTTTAGAATCATCTATACCAAAAGAATTAAGAGAAGAATATTCTGATCAAATTCTTTAATGAAATCTATCTTTGATTGGGTAAGAGCAATTAATACTACCAAACCCCCAGTTGAGTCTTTTACAGACAAAGACTGGGAAGTTTGGAATAGTTATATGATACACAGAGTCATCAGCATGAATCCTGATTATTTAGAAATTGTTAATTATGTTCAAGATCTACCCCCACAAGAAAAGAGAATGATTTACAATGTATATAAAGAATTTATTC